TGATTTTTTAATTGTTAGACTTTTTGAATTTTTGATATGTATCTTCTTTATTTTTTATTTCCCTGTATTCCTGCCAAGCAACTTTCCCGATGAAGGAAAAAACCATAGCAAAAAGAAAATAGGTTAAACTCCATTTGGCAAGTGCGATAACAATTCCTATTGCCGCAAGGGCAAACCAAATAATAGCCGAAATTTTGTTGAATGTTTTCATAACTTTTTATTATTTAAGTTTTAGTCTCTGTCCCAGAGACAACATTATTTTTATCATTTAACAATCTTTCTTCAAAATATTCTTCTGCTTCTTCCTCCTCCATATCACACCATCCATCAAAACTAATTTCTGGTGCTGACGGATCAAAAGGATGCTCAATAAAATAATGTTTCATAATAATTTAAGTTTTAATACAGGACTTTCTTTCAATGCTACATAATGAATTGCCAATGCATCAGATACAGCCTCATCTATGTATTTTGTACCAGATAAATTAATTTTATAAAATGAGGTCACAAATTTTTGAATTTCTTCTTTTGAAACATCTTTCCTGCCAAAAATAAACTTCTTAGCATCAGCTTCAGAATACCATTCAACTCCTATATTTAATACATCAGATAATGTTTGTACCACTCCTGTAACAATGCCTATCATCACAGCCGCAGAAGCATTTTGACTACCATGAGGCAATTCCGCTAACATATAATCCACATTCCATTTTTTTATCACATCAAGCAATGTATTTATTATCTGACTGGTTCTTCTAACTTTGTCATCACCTTTACGAATGCGACATCGTTTATAATCAGGAGATGTTTTTATACATCCATAATCCAAAACTTCAGATTTTTCGTTAAGAACAGCCCATCCCCAAGCAGTAAAAGACGGATCATTAGTTAATATTTTCATTTTAATCAAATTTTTTAATTCTTTTTGACCCAAACTGATTTTCTATTTCATTCCATACTTTTATAACTTCACTTTTCAATTCTTTTTGTAACCCTTCTTCTTCAACTTTAAAAATGGCTTTTTCAAGACTATTTCCCAAATTTTTCCCATTAACCACATAAGTATTCCCAGAAGAATAAGTTTTCAAGAATTGAAGATTCTGCCGTGTATCATCTATACCATAATCAAAAATTATAGTCAATGGTGCTACACGATAAGGTTTCCATACTGAATTTTTAACCACCTCTACTTCTATTTCAACCCCCACCACACGATTTACTTTAACATTATAGACCTCTTTTGTCTGTTTAATTTTTTCAATAATTTTTGTCCGTAATCTAACACTTGAATAAAACCCTATCGAATTTCCTCCTGGTGCCACATACTTCTGTCCCCACGGCCCAGCATCAATATTCTGTCGTATCTGATTGGAACACACCATTAAATATTTTTTTGATTTAAGAAGGCGACATGTTTTTCTTAATTGTTCAGAAAACTCCTTAGCTCGCCGGGTCCCCATCTTATCACCTTCATCATTTTCCATTTCAAGTTCAGTCGAAAGAGCAGCCAGACTATCTGTCATTATACCATTAATGACTTTATCATTATCAGGGACCCACTCTCTTACAGATTGAAAAACTTCAGGGACAGTATCCGGTTGTTTATAAATGCCTTCTTCTATTTTAAGACCAAATAACCTGGCAAATTGAACATTCAATCTTGCCTCAGGATCAAAAAACATTACCTGTCCTCCTGAGCGTTGTATGTTGCCGGCAATCTCACTTAATATAACCGTTTTCCCACTGCTTTCTGGTCCAAATATTTCAACCAGAATCCCTGCCGGCAACCCACCACCTTCTACAACGCCACCAGAAATAGCCAAATCCAATAAAGTAGATCCTGTACTTATAACACCACACCCAAAATCTACTTCCTCATTCAATATATCCTCTTTTTGTCTCTGCTTCATCTGGTATTCTAATTTACTTAACCGTTTCACAAACTTATTTATTTACTTCTTTTTTTAAATTTTATACATTCTTCCCAAACATCACAATCAGAATCACATTCATCATGCTTGCCATAATCACCAAACTTAAATCCAAAAGGACATTTACCTTTTGTTTCAACTTTTGTCGGTTTAGCAAATGGTGGTTCATTTTCATCTTTTACAAAAGGTAAAGCATCCTCATCCTCATCTTCATCAACTTTAATATTACGTACCATTTTTTTAGGTTCTACAGACTCATATTCAACAGATTTTGTTAATCTTGTAATAGCTGGTGCAACAATTTCATCATCCTCCACAGGTTCTACATTTTCATTTACCTCAGTATCGTCAATTTCAAAAAACTTTGCCTTTAATTCATCATAGGATGGGATATTAAAAATATTGTCTAGAGAAGGTAATTTATCTGCCACATTTTCATCATAATCTTCTCTGTCAACAAATTCTATATGTTTTACAACAGGGAAAGTTGTTTTCCCCAGTTTTTCCCATTTCAAAGATAAAACAAGTGTTTTACCTCCTTTATAACAGGCAAAAGAATAATTTTCTGGACTATCTTCAAGGGCAGCTTCAAGTTCATCCTGAAAATTCTTATTTGACATATTCCATATATATAGATGATCTTCTTTATATGATTCCCACCTATCATTTGACTTACTATAAAATGCACGAGGTATTATCAAATAGATAGAACGATGCTGAGGATAATATTTTTTAAATTCTTCTTTATCTGCACCTTCATCTATTCTCTTTTTACGATATTCACAAATAGGGCATTTTTTGCCAAACATTGAAGGACATACAAAACTCAAATTATTAATACCCACCCCCTGGTGAATATCAATCGGGCGCCTGTACCACAATGAATTTTCAACTGCCACCCCTTCATTAAAATCAGCATCAGGATGATTTTTATCTGTTACCTTATACAGAAGAATATCAATCTTTAATTTTTTGACATCTTCGTCAACACGGAACACATCCAAACCTTTCGGTAAATTCAAATAGTTCACATTTGAAACATCTTTCTGTTTTCTTTTCTGAAGATGTTTCTTCATTTTTTCTGCAAAATTTGATTTTTCTCTCATAATTATTAAATTTTAAAATTATACTTAAAAAACATTATTTTTTACGAATCATATTTCCAATTCCTTTATTTAAATCTTTATGCCTTTCCTCTTTTCTCTTACGTACTTCTGATTCAATATCACGAGGCACTTTTGGTCCAGCAAAATATTGCTGCCCGTGAAGCTTAACAAGATTTTCAAGGGCATCTCTCCTTTGTTCAATAGACCTAACTGCGGAAGTAGCTAAATCATATTGATATTTTATTTCTATCATTTCTTCTACCGCCATTCTATATTCTTCCTGCAAAATGATTGTATTTTGTACTGCAGTTTCAGTTAGTTTTTCTATACCAAATTCTGCAGGATTAAGACGTATTTTCCTGTCAAGTTCGGCTTTAACAATATCCACCTTCTCTTTGGCAAGATCAAGTTTTTTTCTCATAAGTATTGCATACTGACAATACTTCATCATCAAGGTTGGTTGGTCCAACCATTCTACATCCAGACAGGTCTCATCTATCCGGATATCATCCAAGTAATTTAATTCATTTTCCTTCATCTTTAAATTTCATTTCTTTAAAAGATTTTACTTTATCTATTTCAAATTTTCTGAATATGTTATCATTATCTTTCAAATACACGTATTTGTCTCCCTCTATTCCTGTAATCCACCCGTGTATTTCTTTAATGTAATACTTTCCGTTGGCTTTTAATAAGCCAAACTTTCCTAAATAACTTTTAAGTTCTTCAGCCTTCATTTTATGTCAAATTTAAAACTAAAATTTTAAATTACCAAATTTTTTAACACTTTTTAAGAATTTTTAACACTCCAACTACCATCTATGGGAAATTCCTGTATTTCAACATCTAAAGGAACTATAATCCAATCCCAGTGAGACGGTAATCGTTCACAGGACAACTCCCTTAAAACCTTTTTGATATAATCCTTTTCCTCAGGACGAACATCAAGAATAATAGAATCATGTATCTGACCTATTAATCTTGTATCAAGATGATTCTCAGTAATTATTTTATCCATTTGAATAAAAACCCATAAAAGACAATGAAAAGAAGTTCCTTGAATAGGATAATTATTAACATCATTAAAGGACATTGGTCCATTACACCTGAACCCTGTATAAAATTCAATATACCCTCTTTTTAAATATAAATTCCAATTCCTCTCTTTCCATTCTCTATAAACACTGAAACGATTTTCCCAAAAATTACGTTCTATCTTTTCAATATGTTTTTCAAAAAGAAAATATGAATTAATTCCTTTTGATATTAAATGATCTGCAATCGTAAATGACTTTGTATCCAGTTCCATTCCTTCACCTCTTTGCCATTTAGACTGAGGTAACTTTATCCATTCACATAATATTTTTGTGCAATTCTTATAATAATCCCCATAAAACTGTGGGAAAACAAATCCATTTTTAGTGGCTTTCCTGAGAATACTGTGAGAAGAAATTGATTTATCAAATTTGTCAAGTAAAAAGATCTCTTTACTTACATCAGCATGCATATCTGACTTTGGATTTTTCAAATATTTTATCATCTCCGGGTCTTTATGATAACATACTCCTATAGATACCTCGATGGATTTAAAATCCATTTCCATTAACATATGTCCTTTTCGAGGATATAAGGCTTTTCTACATATATCACTTGCAAAAGCATCTTTTGAAGGCACATTCTGTAAATTTGGATTAGAAGAAGATGACCTATATGTTTTAACCAGATGCAGATTAAAAATAGGATGAATAATACCATCAACCGCCTCACGTTTAAAACGTTCAAGATAATCTTTTATCTTTTTCAATTTTCTGATTTTAACAAGCTGATTTAACTCAGGAATATTTAATGCTTTTAATGAATATTCATCTGTGGACCCCTCACCATTTTCAGTTAATTTTGGAGGTTTTAATCTTTTTACATGATATAAAAAATACCGTAACTGAGTGTCACTATTCATATTTACTTGCCTGCCAAAAGAATGACACCAGTGTTTATAAAATTTTGTTTCTTTAAAAGACTTCTCAAGCTGAATTAAATCATTATCCAACTTGTCTACCGTTGTATTAATATAATCTAAATCAACACGAAATCCGACTTCTTCAGCTTTTGACAATGCAAGTATGCCTTCATGCAAAAGCTGATAAGCTTGCATCAATTTATTACTCATCTCTATCCTTATAATGATTAAACGATTTTATTGAAGTTTCTTTATTACGGTTTAACGACACTTTAAGTAAATCCCTTCCCTGTAAAATAGAATCCATGTCAGAATTCATGTAATCAATAAAATTATTTTCAAGCCACCTTATATAGGTCAATTCAGACGCAAATTGTGACTTCATATCCACACTTTTATCATTTGGTTTATTAATAGGCGGATACAATCCTGTCTGTTTGAAAAACAGATTTCTTAATTCTCTGATTGTCATAGGTTCTTAGATTTTAGTATAAATTTTATAAATGTCTTTTTTAAATTTTTCTTCTGCCATAGAAGCACATTTACTTTCAATATCACTCATAAATTCAGTAAATTCATTTTTTATAGAACCAGGAACTCCAATTGACTGTAACGCTTCTGTGAATAATTTTTTTCTTACCTTTTCACTCTCTTTTATAGACCTTTCTATTCCTTTATCTATAACTTCCTTTCTTGACAATAAAATTATTTCAAGAGAAAACTGTCTTACCAGTAATTCATAATAGATATCCACAATACTATCCACTATCTTTTTTAATGGATATCCTTCATTAATGTACTCTGTATTTTCCATAGCCTGTAAGTATAAACAGCATCAAATCCACAATACTTTAATAACTTATCCTTCCAATTTTCATTTGAAAGTAATTGCATCACCGAGTTAAAAGCATTTCCATTTTTACTATCGTCAGCTTTCAGGTAAGGTTCAATTTCACTTGCATAATCAATAATACCAAAATTTATATAAGTTTGAAACTTCAAACTTGTAATCCCATCTCTGTTATCCAAAACATGAGACATTAACATAGTATCCCAGTACCATCCTTCAACCGACTGATCAAAATAAACCTTACTCCACATATCCTCATACTTTATATTATGTCCCACTTTCAGTATTGAAGGATTCCCCAATAAATCCAGAAAGGGTTTTAACTCACGTCTTGTTTTTGGCGTCAAAAACACAAAAGCATGATTTTCTGAATCCGCAACAGATACACAAACAATCTTGTGCCCCTCTCCATAAGGTTTTATCCCTGTGGTTTCATAATCTATTGCACACACGTCTTTTATCTTACACAAAACAGACAGATCTTTGATTACTTCAATCTCTGGTGTTTTGTAAGCTGGCATTTGATTCTCAATCAAATATGAGAGTTTCTCCAAATCTTTTTTAAATAACATTGTCAAAACATCATCATCAATTAAATCATCAGGATGATATACAGAATAAATCCAGCATTGAAAATCTCTATCAGGTATCATAAAACCTCTCCATTTGTTTATAGACCCTAATTCTTTTTTCCATCTCATGCCAATTACAGACTTTAAAGCTACATCCCCAAACAAGACTACCAGATGAGGTTTATACTTTTTTATTGTGTTATATACTACTGTATTATAACAATACTCAATTTCCTTTAAAGAAGGAACTCTGTCATTATCTTCCTCATCCTTTGTCCTGCAACTGACGGCAAACATATTTAAACAATCTTCAAACAAATCTATCCCTATTTTTTTATATTGCTCTCTTAATAAATGACCTCCTGGACCATACCATATTTTTTTTGTTTCATCTTCACGTAAGGATGGAGAACTCCCAATATTTATTATCCCTTTTTTAAAATCACCCACAGGCTTTATTTTAGGGGATTTACAATTTTCCCATAATTTACATTTTACACAGAACGATTTTTTATTAACCGCCCCATTAAATAACTTCATTTGATTTGTTTCAATCATTGTTCGCATCATTTTTAAAGATATCTGGCATCAAAATCCTTAAAGCATCCATGATTATTCTATATTCATTTTTACTATGCTTCAGATTTGAAGCCCCACCTCCACGTTCAACAAAAAGTTTATCAGCCTTCATTATAACATCATCGGGACTAGCGTGTAAATCTTTCTTCAAAATAACAGCTATTGCCTGCGCTCTGGTTAATTTATCTTTCCTCAAATCTACAACATACACCTCTTTTTCTATTCTGTTTTTTATGTCATATAATTGCATTTTTTCAGGCAATCGTGAATCTGGTGGTTCTAAATTTTCTTCAGAAGTTAATTCATTCTCATCATCAGATGACTCTAATTCATTTTCATCTGGAATTTTTCCTCCAAAACTTTTTATTACTTCCATTGTTTCAGAACTAAACACATCCCCTTCCTGGATGTACTGTATAGCTTCTTTAATCTTTGATACAAGATAACTTTTACCTGCATCTTGGGGGACCACAATGAGTTCTTTCGTTTCGTCATCTACAAGATTCATGACGTTAATCATTTCCTGTAAAGCCTTACGAAGGTCTCTAACAGTAAAAATTCCATTTATCTTTTCCATAATTTAAAAATTTATATGAATAAACCTAATCTTTCTCTTATTCTTTTTTCAGAGATTTTTACATAATCTTTACTTAAATCAATCCCTATAAAATTTCTGTTTAAAGATCTTGCTACAATTGCCGTCGTACCACTGCCCATAAACGGATCAAGCACTATTCCGTTTTCCTGACAAGTTGCTTCTATCATTGGTTTTATTAACATACTTGGATATGCCGCATAATGTTCATATTTACTAAATTCATAATTAACAGACCATACAGAACGTTTATTTTTTAAACCATCTTTTGAATAAGCACCACTTTTTTTAATTGAATAAGGACCTTTCATTGCTTTTTCACTTATTGTTGGTCCATTTATAAATCTTTTATCTCTTTCAGCCCAAATTGATTTTTCTGCAATCGCTTTATAATCAAAAAAATATTTTTCATTCTTAGTTAAATGCAAAACATATTCATGATTAATTGTACATCTATCTTCTACAGATTCTGGCATACCCTGTGGTTTATGCCATATTATAGTCTCACGCCACCACCATCCATCATCCCTCAAAGCAAAAGCCAGCATAAAAGGTATTCCTATCAAATCCTTTCGTTTTATCTTTTCTCTCTCATAATTTACCGTTGCATGCTTATCATCAATTACTATCCATAAACTACCCTCATCCTTCAAAACACGATAAACCCCCCGGAACACTTCAACAAGATTCTGTATGTATTCCTGAGGTGTTTTTTCTATCCCTATTTGATTATCTTTCCTGACAGCCCCACATTTTTTGCAAATATCACGATAAAATAATTTGTTCACATCCTTTTTCTCATAACCTACCCACGCTGTTTTAGACGGTTTAAATAAAGGTTTATGATTACACGAAGGATCACCCCCCTCCCATTCTGCCGTCTGGTAATCCCTGCAATTAAAATAAGGAGGCGACGTAACACAGGTATCTATACAGTTATTGGGGAATGTTTTTAAGATTTCCCTGGAATCACCATGATAAAATTTATTTATTTCCATATTTATTACTATAAAAAACTTCCAAGATAAGGACGCCCACGCTTTAAATTTTGTAAAACTTTTACTTGTTTTGTAATTGTAAATTCATCTTCACGCAAAATTAATACATTTATTCGCATTATACCTACCGATTTTTCCACACCTTTTCTATCCTGGTTCAATCCAAAAAATGCCGTAACGTGACTGAATTTACGTTTATCTTCAGAAAAATTACTCAAAGTAAGAGTGTCTTTCTCATAACTCTCAGCATCACTTTGTGTAACAGTTATGACAAGTGGTTCTCCTTTTTCCTGTGATAATCTTCTCAAGCCTTTCCATATCTCATTTTGTTGATGCCTGAAGTCATATTTTGTCTCAGGCACAATCAAATCGGCATAATCTATTATTATCACATCCGGCACAAAATCATATTGTCTTTCCCACAAATCCAACTTCATTTTTATGCCAGTAATTGTTAATGTATTATTTGGATAAGTAGCAAGCCTGAACGATTTGGCATTTTCTTTAAAAAAATTTCTGTTCATTCTTTCCGCTTCTTCAACTGTGAGAGGACTGGTAGCTTCCACCTTTCGCACCCAGATAGTGCCTATCTCCTCTCTAAAATATCTCTCACAGTTACTACATGGACAATAATCTTCATAATTTTTATAAGCATCTATAATCTGTTCGTATTTGACATCTTTAATATTTTCAGATGGAATATCTTCAAATATGCCAAACTTACAGCTTCGCTCTTCTCTTGTGCATTCATTTGACTGATTATAAATACAATCTCGTACAGGCTCATAATGCTCACAGCAATATTTTAATTTGTTTGATTTTTTTGCAAGATAAATTGATATCCTTCTAAGAAAATCATATTCTGACAAATCTCCCGCCTGGAAAAAGGCAACTCTTCTTCCCTGACTGCAGGCTCTCATCGCCAGCTCTATCAAAAACCATGTTTTACCTCTTTTTTCAGGGGCAAGAAACCCCACCAGCCCTCCACGCACAAGCTGGTCGTTCAAAAAATCTCCCAGTGGTGGAGGATATTTTATAAGACTTTGATTCGCCAGATTAAATGACTCTTTGAGTTTATTTATAGCTTCATCGCTACCAAGTTCAAGATCTCCTTCTATGGTTGCCGGCACAAGTTTAAAATTACTGGCTACATATTCCGCTTTTTCTATTTCTCCACTTTTTGCAAGTTCTTCTATGGAAGACGAATGAAGTAATAACTTTTGCCGGCGAAAATATCGAAGTGTTTCATCAACGTAATACTTTACATTAATATCTTCCTTTTTTGTTTCATTAACTATGCCGGCAATGGTATCTTCTATATCTTCCGCTTCTTCATTTGATATATTTAAAGACTTTATTTTTGTAAAAAATAAATCTTCAATATCTCCTGCCGGCGCCTTATCATACTTACGATAATAATCCAGACACCAGGATGCAATACGCCTTGCCGTCGAACTCTGTAAAAGCGTGGGGTCCCAAACAGACTGAATCGATTTAATATATTCAGTCGAAAAAATAAGACCTTTTATTATTAAACGCTCTTCCATTTT